CAGTTGCACCTCGAGTTAAAGGAAGTGGCCCACGAGCACAGACTGGCGAGTTCGGGCATGGGCAACTGGGGTGGCTACACCATGGATGCCTACGAGCGCAGGTTCGTTGAGCAGTGCACAGGGTACTTAATCGAAGAGCATGGAGCAGCCGTAGCGGCCTGTATTCTGGAAATGATTGACTTGTCAGATGTAGCCAAGTTGGACCATGAAGGCGACCTTGGTGTTGCTCGAGACGCAGTAGAGTATGCTAAAGAAGAAATGCGAAGATGGCTTAGGAGGACAAATGTCGGCCCCAAACAGACCCAACCTGCACGGTATTCTTCAGTCAATTAGAGGACGGCAGGTCGAGAACCTGACCCTCGAAGATATCCGCCGCATGAAGCTAGAGATCATCGATAGGTCTATGGAGGACAGCTCCAACGCAAAGGCTCTTGAGGTTGCACTGAAGGCTATTCAGTCGCTCGAGACCATGCTTGATCGTAACGATGCCTCCGAAGTCGACGACTCCCTCGCTGCAAAGCTGCCTGAGAAGGTGCTGAAGCTGGTGAACAACGGTGAGTAGAGGCCGCAAGCGCCAGGTTAAAAACTCGCTGTCGCCGATCCAGACTGCGTTTATTAACCACTGTCGGGAAGATTTTCGGTTTTTCTGCCTAGAGGTGCTGAAGATTGTCGACAAGAAAGCGCGCCTGGTGCCGTTCGAGTGGAATGAGCCCCAGGAGATTATTTGGCGCGACATCCAGAACGGGCGCAATAGACTCGGTGTTCTTAAGGCTCGCCAGGAAGGAGTGACTACATTCGTTGCCGCATACTTCTTCTGGAAGGTGCTGCTTAACGAGAACGAGCGCGCCATTGTGTTGGCCCACGAGAATGATGCCGCTGCAAGAATCTTTACGATCTATAAGAATTATTACGAGTGCCTGCCGGATTGGATGAAGAACTACTTCCCAACCAAGCACTCTACCAAGACCGAGTTGGTGTTTCGTAAGCATACCGGCAACATCCGCATCGCAACGGCGAACACCCCCGACAAACTGCGGGGAACAACGCTCCATTACCTGCACTGCTCAGAGATGGCATTCTGGGATAAGCCTCACCTGGTCTTTACCACCATCATGCAGTCGCTCACCGATCGTGGTGCTGCCTTCGTTGAGACGACAGCCAACTCTTTTAACCAGTTCTACGACTGGTGGATGACTAACCGTGGTTACCATAAGGTGTTTCTGCCGTGGTTTGCGCTCGAATCCTACCGGATCGACAAGGATAAGACCGGGTATTTGGACCATGAAGGGGTGCCATTAAAGCTAGATGACCAGGTTCAGGCCATTGTAGAGCGTGAATTAGACGATTTTGAGCAGAAATATGCCGCTGAGCACAAGCTAGATAACGGCCAAATTAGGTGGTTAAAATGGGCATTATCGCAGAAATGTGACGATGAATGGGACCGATTTAGCCAAGAATACCCCGCTACACCGCAAGATGCCTTCCTGCACTCAGGTGATATGTTCTTCGATGGTGAATGGATCCCAGAAGAAGTCGATAAGACAATCGATTACATCGAGGAGCCGCTCCCTGGGAACGTCTACGTCATGGGAGTCGACACCGCCTCGGGCTCGAGCGAGGGTGACTTCAGCGCTGCATGCGTAATCAACGCAACAGACACAGACAACATGCGTATCGCTGCCTGGATCTATGAACGACTGCCGATCCACGAGTTTGCAAACAAGGTGATTGAACTCGGAAAGAAATACGGACAAGCGCTCGCAGTTGTCGAGGTTAACAATGTGGGTGCTGCACTGCAGGAAGAGCTGAGCATCGAGCAGTACCCCCACCTTTACCGGCGGTTTGTCTACGATAAGATGGCAGAGCGCTACATCGAGAAACTCGGATTCTATACCAGCTCGAGCAATCGATCGATCCTAACAACGCGCCTGCGTAAGATGGTCGCCAAGGAGCGATTAACAAAACTTCCCCAGGTGCTCATCAACGAGATTAGTACATTTACTTACAACGACAAAGGCGAAGGACAGCACTCGCCAGGCTGTCATGACGACATGATATTTGCTACCTGCTTGGCGCTCGAAGGACTCGAGCAATTGATTCCTGTACGCGAGAAAGTAATCACCGACTTTGTACCGAAGACGCACGCAGATTATATTAAGTTTGAGATGTCGACTGGGCTAGATGCACGCACTAAAAAACCCCTGACTGATCACTGGCAGACGAATAATCATGACCACCTTTTAGGTGATGGGCTTGACTTCTGACCAAACAAAAGAATAATCGCGAGGACTCTATGGGTGGCTCACCGACCCGGGACTGGTGTGTAAACTTCGCAACCCAGGAGCGTTATCATGGGATTTCCTAAGCTGGCTGAAATCAAAGCAAATATGGACGTACCTGCAGCCTCGTCCCCTGCTGCTACGACTGAAGCCCCGGTCTCCAGCACACCTGCTGCAGAACCAACTTCTAATGCTGAAGCCCCACAGGCCGAAGCGCCACAAACGGAGAGCCCGGCGGCCACCGAGGCTACTCCAACGACCGAGCAGTCGATCCCATACGATCGGTTCAAGGAAGTTAACGAGGCGCGAAAAGAGGCATCAGCACAGAACGAGGCACTGCAACAGCGGCTTGCTGAGTTAGAGGCGCGCATCAACGCACAACCGGAGCAAACAGCGCAGGAACAAAAGGCACCTGATCCTAATCCGTTGATGGAGAAGATCGAGGCTTACATTGCAGAGAATGAGCACGACGAGTCGGCAAAGCTGATCAAAGATCTGGCGGACCAACTTCAAGCTGCTCAGCAAACTGCAAATCAAGCTGCGAGTTCTGCACACAACCAAGAGGTTCAGCGCCTGGTGCAAGAATTTCAGGGCAGGATCGACACCGCACTCAATGGAGTGAAGGTAAACGATGCAGATGCTGCTCGAGTCTTCTTGTTAACTCGGCTTGACCAAGACGCCAAAGCGGACATGAAAGCTGCTGCGGCGGAATACGCCAAGCTGGAGCGAGACTATGAAGACAAGATTCTCGCACGCTTGGGCATGCAAAGACCCGGTCAAAAGACTGAGCCTGAAGCAGACCCAACAGAGGTGCTTCCCGATCGGCCGGTTGGCGGTGGGTCGACGGCGAAGCCTGTAACATCCCAAATCAAGCCACCTGAAGCGGGAACAACATTACGTGACCTACGCAAACAACTTGGAAGAGGACGTAGGCGCTAAGGAAAAATAAAATGGCTGCATCTACTACTACAATTTCACAGCTGCTTAAGAATCAGTACGAAGGTCCGATTCGTGAGCAGCTCAACCGTGAAGCGTTGATTTATCAGCTCTTCGAAGAAGGTCCGCACGAGTGGGCAGGTAGCAACGTTCATATTCCGTTGCACACTGCTGGCATTAGCGAGACCACAAATATCGTTTACGGAACGACCGAAGCACAGGTTGTCCCGGCTGCTGGCTCTCAAGACTACCTCGAATTGGTGGTTGGGGCGAAGGCTCTTTACGCATCGTTTGCTGTGACCGGCAAAGCTGAGGCTTCTGCTCCGGGCAATGCTGGTGGCTCTGACGCTGCGTTTATCGGCGCTATGTACAGCGAAATGAAGGAAATGGAGCGTGACGTGCGCTTCAAGATGGAGCGTGACATGTTCACGGGCCGTCGCGTTTGGGGCTTCTTGATCGATGCTGCTGCAGGCACCGCAGGTGGTGGTGGTGGCGTTGCTCATACCGAGCGCAAGGTTTCCGGTGCAAACGTGTTGGCAGAGCGCCTCGCTGAGCACGCTGCGCTCGGCACAGTGTTTTATGTCAAGATTGCTCACTGTGCACGCGACACTGCTGTCAACTGGTACTACCTGCGCGACGCTACTGGTGGTGCGCCCAACGCAGCAGGAACAGTCTTTAAGATTCTTGCCGTAGACACGGCTAAGGGGACTGCGACGATCGAGTCGACCTCTAACGCTGGTGAGGGTCCTGACAGTGCTGACGCTGGGGCTTTGGGTGACAACGGAACGAGCGCTTTGGTTATCGAAGAGTGCAGCAACGCTGGTGCTCGCTTGCCTGGCGACGAAGTCCATGGGCTCAACAGCCTGGCTTTCGAGCAGAGTTCCGATGGTGCGTTTAGCAATGCGCGTGACGCATTAAACAACACCATGCTGCGTGGGTTTGGCTACAGCATGCCCCGTGCATCTGCTGCTGCTGCTGCCGGTCAGTACAGTTCGGGTACAAGCCTGGACCTCGAGTCCATGCAGTTAATCCGTGACGGTATTGAGGATGCAAGTGCTGAAGACATTGATTGTGTCATTATGCACCGCTTTACTCGTGCCGAGTACCGCAAGCTGTTCCAAGAGCAGATTCGGTTCTTGCCTGGTGAGACGAATGCTCAGGGTGGCCATGGTTACGATCTGGCTTTCGACGATGGAATTCCTCTCAAGGTTTCCAAGCGTTGCCCCTTCGGTGTGATGTACTTCATTAAGAAAGACACGATTAACACCTACACGTTGCGTCCTGGTGGGTTCCAGGTGTTCACCGACAACGGTGACATCATTACGCAGAGCCGGTCTACTGCAGGTGCCACTCAGGGCCGCCTGCTGGATCAGCGTGAGGGCTTCTGGAAGCAGTACTACGAACTGGTTTGTGAGAAGCCACGTTCGATTGGTGCTCTCGTGGGCATCAAGTACAAGAAGGCTTGATGATTGAGTTCCCTCGGGGGTAGCTTCGCACACTACCTCCGGGGGGATTATCAATGTCAATATTTCTTGAGGCTTGTGTTTCTATTGCATGTCTCGCCTACGCAGCGACGCAAGGGTGGAATATCTATCTGAGCGTCCTGCGTGTGCGGGAGATGCGACAACACCAAGAAGCTGCAAGCCAACTGCCGACATACATGACAGGTGAGGACGGTCTAGGGTGAGTGATAACAGTTACAAGAAAATCGACCCGGGCCGCATTAACGAGCTTGTCAGGCATGCTGACGACTACATTGTAGGCGAACTCTACAGTTGGGATACCGCCAGGCGATTCGTCGAAGGCATGCAGTACGGCACTCGGTATCGTGATGGATCATGGCGGGTGGACTCCACCAAGCCAGGCATGACGAGACTGACGATCAACCTGTTGCTTCCGATCTACCAGCGACTGCTAGCCACGCTTGAGATGACAACACCTCATGTGTCGGCCCGACCAGCATCGCCAACCAAGGTCGACTTGGTTAAAGCGAAGGCTGACGCAGCGGTCGTTCAGTATCTGTGGGATCGCAACAAGGTCACAAGAGTATACAACGAAGCGGTGAAGTGGCTGCTGGTTTGCGGGAATGTTGGTATTCACACCTACTTCTGCAAACAATCGAAAAAGATTAAGCATAAGGTGGTGTCGCCTTACGACCTAATCATCCAGCCAGGAAACTCGAAGCTTGAAGATGCTGAGTATATTATGCGCCGCTCTCAGCACACAAAAGAAGCCATTAAGCGGATGTATCCGAAATCCGATCCTGAGAAATACAAAGCGGTAGAGTTCAATAACATCTATCGGGTGCCGAACTGGACCTATACGGCGCAAAGCTACGAGAATCTCGATATGTACGAGATCATCGAGTACTGGGACCGGACAGGTAACCACAAGATTATCTCAGGTGGCGAAGAACTGTTCTCAAACAAGATTGGTGACGGAGAATGGGACCCGAGTGGGCCATGGCCTATTGTACATTTGTCTTACCACAATCTACCCGGAAGACTGCACGGGAAGAGCGCCATCGAGCCCCTCATGCAGATACAACGCGAGTACAATGCTCAGCGGTCAGCGATTGTTGCGAACACAAAGCTGATGGGGAACCTGCAGTGGCTTGTTCCGATTAACTCGGGCGTTGAAGCGATTAACAACGAACCTGGTGGAATGATCCGTTATAACCCAGCAGCGCCACCACCCTCAGTTGTTGGTATCAACCCACTGCCAGGTTTCGTTATGGATAACGTGGTTCGCTGTCATAGCGAGATCATGGACTTGGCAAGCGTTCACTCGACCTCAATGGGCAAGCGCACAACCGGCATTGAGTCGGGTGCTGCGATTAATGCCTTGGTGCAGCAGGACAGTGGTCAGCTAACCGACGTGATGAACAACATTGTCGATAGTGCGGTAGATATCGCTCAGCATATTCTGGTGCTGGTGAAGAAGTACTACCCCAAGGGCATGATGGTTCGGATGTTCGGCATCGACGGCGGCATGTTCTACAAGCAGGTAAAGAAGACCGACCTTACGGATGAGCCGGATATCTTTATAGAAGCAGGCACTTTGTTTGCGAGCAGCGTGGTGGATCGTCAGCGGCGGGCTATGCAGATGTTCCAGATGCAACTGTTAACGCCAGAAGAGGCGCGACGGGCAATTAGGTTCTTCGGCATGGATGAGCAGATTGCTCAGACTGTTCGCTTCTACAACCATGCACTCGACGTGCTCGAGGCTGTTCTGCAGGGCGCGCAGGTTGAGATCCTGCCGACGGATCCGCTCAAGGAAATGATGGAGGTCTTTGCTGAATATGTTGCTTCCGAAGAGTTTCAAGACATCGACCCAGAAACTCAAAGCCAGGTCTTGGCGGTATATCGGGCTGTATTGGCTCAGGGCAACCCGCAGGTCGAGCAGCAACTCGCACAGCCAATTTATCCACGACAGCAGCAACCTGATCCAATGCTTCCTGAAGGACCGGCGATACCGAACATTCCAGGTGAAACAATGCCGCAGGGAACGTCGGTAGGGGGAACCGCTGAGGGTGCGGCAACTCGAGCCGAGAACCAGCAGTCGGCGGCAATCTTTGAAAACTACAACCCGAGGAACAACATGGGGATGGGGTCGTGATTGTTACCGACGCAAAGAACCTGTTTCGAGATTACGTTGACGATCCTGACGGCACCTTTCTGACGGACGCACAGGTTGTTCAGTACCTGCAGTTTGGCATTAAGGACTGGTTCTCTCTGATTCGAGTGCTTGGCCCGTCTACAGTGATGAAGAGCGTAGTCCTCAGTGCGGCCGACAGCACCGCCTACAGCGACCAGCCAGCAAGCGCAAAACCCTTCAGGGACAGCCTGGATCTTAACGATAAGGACATTCTTTACCCGGCGAAGGTGGCCAATACGCCGCTAATGGGCTCGAAGCTGCACGGTGGAACACTCAGGACAGGACCGATCGATCAGATCTTAAACCTGAGTTATATTGTTAGCGGTACCAACGAGCGCCAGGATCGATGCATTCCGCTGCCGAGCAATGCTCAAATACCGTTTTCGTCGACTGTTCGTAACTATTCTCTTGATAAGTATGTGCTTCAATTTGCCGGCACTCCCCCAGAGAACTTCGTTATTGATTACTTTCCGCGCCCGGTAACTGACTTTAGCACGGGGACTGACAACATTGAGGGCGGAGACCTTGATCAGTTCCACGAGCTAATTGTTTTGTATGCAACAAGACGCTACGCCATTCGAGACGGTATTGTTTCTCAGCCAGTCGAAGGCATGATTCAGTTACAGGAAGCAAGATTTGTCCGATTCCTTCAGGACCAACGCCTTGTCGATAGTGGCAACCAGGTTCGAGTAACCCAACTGTTCTAGGAGCCAGTAATGGCTAGTCGTTACCCAGAAATCGACATTATGCCCAAGTCAGGCATTGAGTTGACGGACCCGTCGGGGTGCGAATGGGTAGCGAATATGTGGCGCATTGACAGGGAAATCACACTGCAGATTCGCCCCGGCTTTGGTCAAGTTACACAGAACGATGCGACGACGATGCAATCGACACCTGGCGGAAACCCAGCGGGTGGATTCCAAGAGCACCTGGGATCGTTTGTTTATCTAAGCAACTTTGGGCACCGGCAAGTGCTGTCTGTGTTTCGCACGGTTATGGATACGAGCAGTCTTACGCAGATTGTTGCACAGGCTGGTTATGATGCGACGCTCTATATGCACAATACCATCGGCGGGTTTGCCGAGTGCGTTACGATGACCATTTACGATCTTACGACTTCCGAGATGTGGGAAGAGCCACTGATTGCCAAAACCAATCAGAGCTGCCTTGAGAATTCTGACATACCTCATGCTCACGGGTTCTATGAAAGCCGCAGAAACTTTGACCAGCGCGGCTACACAAGCGTTTCGGAAGGGGCGATTGTCTCCTTTGTGCAGGTTGGGGATAGTGTTGTCATCGCTGGCGGTTCGCTTGGCACATGGGTTTACCATGGCATCGATGTATCGAAAGCAAAGCAGCGAAAGATATATGGCCCAAACGGCAACAACACCGGCACTGCAAACGCTTATACGGGTTACAACAACGCAACCGGCGAAAGCGAAGGCAGTGTTTGTGTCCCCATTGGTGGAACTCGAGGCATTAATGGTGATGACTCAACCTACTTAAACCGATCAGAGTTTCCTCGGCCGGATGCGGTGACGTATGTCGCAGGTCGCATTGTCTACGGCACTCGCAATGTTATTTATTTCAGCGATGTAAATCAGCCGGGCTCAATTCAGGCCAGCAACTTTATCAGCATACAGACAGATACAAACCTTACAGCTCTCGCCCAGTTCAATGGTGTAATGTTTGGCTTCACCGAGGAATCAACTCATTTGCTGCAACTGCGACCAACGACAAATGTTGGTGCGGCATCAGCATCCTTAGTTTCAGCAGTCCATGTACGCCTGTCCGACCTAGTTGGCGCTATCTCGCAGGCAGCAACGGTCGAGACGCCATTTGGCGTTTGCTGGATTAGCCACCGAGGGGCTCATTTAATCGGCGGCAATCAGGCGATTACTGATCTTTCAGACTCAATTCACGCATTCTGGGAAGACGGAATCGTCGATCCGGTAAGCAACTACTACGCAGCATCAGGTGTCGGTGGAGCGAATAAGCAGCCATCGATAATTTACCGGCATCACGGCAAGCCGACAATTGCGTATGATCGAGTACATCAGTCGCTTATGCTCTCATACTCGGACTGTATTCTTGTTTACCAGTTTCGCACGCAAGGCTGGTCAGTCTGGCCCCTGGGTACAGTGCAAGCCTCGGGTGTCGTCCAGCGCAACCAGACCATAGCTCCTCTGCAGATTCTCTCCGATGAGCGTTCGGTTTACCTGATGGGCGGTTTAATTGACTCAAACTTCACGGGCGCAACACCTGCAGCACAGCCTCCATCGTTCCACTTTCTAGAGTTGGGTCGAGGCGGGGCACTGGATCGTAGTTGCAAAACCGAAGATCACCGACGTTATGGCTGGGGAAAGTACTCGGCAAAGCGGGCACCTGCGTCTTCCAGCAGCATAGATCATCATTATCGCTTCTATGTAAACGAGCCACGGCGCATCTTTCACGATCGCACTAACGGCAAGATTTGCTATGAGATCCAAGTCGACTTTGAAACACTTCGAGACAGTACAACTGTGGTGTACTGGCCCGCAGACACAGGAGCAGGAACCAAGGATGCTTTGGAGTTAGTGTTTCAGTTTCATGCTGACTGGGACCTAGAAGGCAGTGTCGGAATCTTTGCCGAAAGCGCCCCTTATAGTGATTTCGACTTTCTTGTGGGCCCAACTTCTGTGCAGATTTACCGCAGCTTTGGGGGCAACACCGACCCTCGAGTGGTCGGCACGAGAATACCTCTTTGCTTGTTACGCTTTTATGCAGCAGACGACATTGACGTGGTGCCTACCTTGTCGGTTAGTAAGGCTCGTATCCATCCGTTCGGTGGCGGCGGGACTTACAAGGATATCGTGGGGTATGTATGGGAGCCTATCCATCGATACGCTACAGCCAACAGCACCAACAGCAATCGACTGGCGACGAGTGTTCAGTGGGGCGTAAGAACTGGGCAGATCGGCTTGGATCAGGGAGTTCAGATTCGCTCCCGTGGGCTGTATGCAGACCTTGTAACGCACGGCTCTCCTGGTGGGTCGCTCTACAACACCTTCTTATCAAGCGACCACAAGTTGCGATCGGGTCAGTACCCAGATTACACATCACCAACTGTAGCCAACAAGCGGGCGGCGGACATCGAAACAGTCAGAGAGCGCATGTATAACAGCGGAAAGCGTATATTTGCGAATGCTGGAGATTCGGTGCCAAAGTATAGCGGCGGTGGTGCAGCAGCAACCGATCTTTACCTGATCGATAGTGCAGAGCTAAATACGATTGCGACCAGCCAGAGCGCCCGAGGGGCACAACTGGCGGCAATGATTTACGGATTTGCCGACGACAAAGCTGACTTCATTTCGTTTAGCCGCTTGAAGATGACCGTGCTTGAGGTCGGCAACCGTAGGAGGAAGGGGCGATGAGCAACGCAACTTCTTCAATTGAGCAGCGAGAGGCTCTAAACCAACTCGATATTAAAGATGCACTGGGCTCCAACGTCATCTTTAAAGAAGAATCTGTTCAAGAGCGAAAGAATGCAAACAACAGCTTCTTCTTAGGGGCTGGAAGACGCACGGGCTTTAGTCTTAAAGAGATTCGCGGGACAGTTTATTTGGCACCAGGGGCTGTCGTCAGGTCACAGGTCGTTGTATCGGGGTCGGCTATTATTAGAGGTGGCACGTTTATTTGCGACGGAAACACGCCAGCCATTAACGTAACAGCAACAGGCAAACTAATTCTTATTGGCGCATCGATCGTAAAGAAAGAGAATGAGCAGTCCGCCGCCTCTGATAGTTATATAAGCGTCGAAGCCGATGGTCACATCTCAGCGGTAGGCTGCTACTTTTACAACGCCCAGGCAAACGGGTTTGTTATCAATAACGCAGGCGCTGCAGGAAATTGCACTGCAACAGGCTGTTTGGATGAAACGAGCAGGGCGCATAATAACGTCACTGTTGGCGTTGAGGTAGCAGTATGAGCACCCGTAAGATTAGCAGAGAGCAGTTTAGCGATCGTAGTACCATCGATGGGGATCGTATTCAGAAGGCGGTCACCGAGGTTATTGATCGCACCAACGATGTTCCGCTCGATGATATCTCCAGATCGCGCTCCGTGCAGACGATGGTGCTAAAGTCGCACATGATTACCAACGTGGGGGCTGCTGCAGGTGGGATTGCTGGGTTCCCTTGGCTTTATGCATCTAGCGACAACACGTCGCCAACCTGGAGGGCCAAGGGTATTGAGCCGGGCCGGACATCGGCTGCTCAGTATAATCCTTCCGTTGACTATGCGGGGATTTGGACGAGCAGCACGGTGTTTGATCGCCCCATAATTCTAGACTCGATTGCCGTGCATATCGATATGTACTCCGACTGGTATAACATTGTGATGTTTAAGTACTCATCGCAGCGCAGCTTACTGCAAGTGCTAATTGATACGGACAATCAAACGACGCCAGAAGATCGGCGATACAACTCAAAAGAGTTTCATTTGCATGACTATGATTCGTCTTATGCGCTTGTGCCACTTATGTCACCAAAGGTAGCTGCCACTGACGACATGCTTCCAGCGTTGCCGTCGTCCATGACGGGGGCTTCCAGCGCAAATGTCTGGGTGCTGGAGCGCAATGATTTAAACATCCCAATCCACCAGTTGTCTCGTGTTCGCTTTCGATTGGCGTTTGCTGAAGAAGACAACATTAGTGCGGACGCAGAGTGGAACGCTAGCACGCCATTTACAAAGATGCCGGGTCATCCAACATTCGTCGTGACTTACAAGGAAACGATCCATGGCTAAGATTACCGACGACAAGAAACTGCCACTTGGCGTTCAACTCGAAGTTGCACACACGCAAGGCAACTTAGCCAAAGTAGCCACTGCTTTGTCCGGCAACATCGACGTAGATCAAAGGCAAGACAAACGTGCTAGATTTAGCATGACGTTTTCGCTTAACAGGGCAACAGGGACAACGGCAGCCCCACTGACATGGCGGTTTTCCTTGCCGCCCCTTCAAGAATACTTTCCTGCAATTGTTGGCGGTTCACTGCTTAGCACGGCTGACCCATTTCACGGTGTTTCGCCGGACATAAACACACCCACGGTTTTGCTTGAGGCAATCGCATTTGGGTTCGACACCGCCAATACATCTAAGAAGATTCAGTACACAGGCGGAACGGCTGGCTACGCTTCAGCCAACGCGCACGACAACGCTGCCGAAATTGAACTGTCAGTGCTTACCAAAAACAACGTTCAGGGGCGCGATAATGACAAAGAGGTTGTTGCATCGCTGTCGATAGAGACGACTGAACTGATTCAGACAGTTAACCGCAGTAACCCCAAAATGCTGCGAGATCTAAATATCGATATTAACCCCTATTCAATCTATCAGTTGCAATACACATCTGCAGATACGGCTGGGGATAATGCGCTTGTTCTTCGACTAGTGTTCAGTCATCCGATTGTAGAGCGAGACACCGCTCTTAGTTACGCCAGTAATGCGTATCCCCAGAACAGCCCAGGTGCGGCTTATATTAACCGTAACAACGACAGCATAACTCTGGCTGCTCCCGCAGCAGGAGCCACGATTCGAGCAGAGGGAACCACTGGACTGCAAACGCACATCGAGACGCTCGATCAGAAGTTTCAAGATCAACTGCATGCAGGGCGTTTTGATCGATATACACACAACTCAACGCCAACTAACTTCGCACAGCCCAAAGAACAGCTTTCGCAGGACAGCTCTTATTTCTGTTGGAATGTAAACCTGCTGAAGACTGATGCTATTTGCACTGGAGCCAACGCTACTTACTGGGAAGAAAACAATGCCCCAGGTGGCAGCCCTTCAGCGTATTGGTTCTTCGATAGGGCGATTATCCCGATTACGTTTCCCGGCACGATTCACCATGTGCTTGTTGATGTCGGGTTTGATCCGATCCGCCATATTGATGCAACAAGCCTGACTGCAGCACAGCGAAACCTGCAGGTCGGTGTTGGCATGGGGACCGGAATCAGAAGCCAAACAAAGACCTATCAGCAGATCGCTTATTCTGCGTTTAATTTGGGAACAGGAGCTGGGAGCCTTTTGAAAGGGCAGCTTTATCCGGTTCCTTTAGTTTACAAAACTGGCACAGTCGGAAGGGGCTGGCCCGTTCAGGGGCGACCCGTTTACTTTGGCAAGCAGGTGCACTTCGATGCAACGCACGACCGGCAAAACGCAGCATATGCCGTCAACACAGGCTCGGCGGAAGGTGCGCCAAAGACTGCGGGGCTTGAGCAGTTTATCGAAGTTCGTTTGTTTTACAACATTATGGATCCGAGTGGATCAGCAAATATTACGGCGGCAACAACAAAAGCCGGCGATGTGTTCTGGAATCAGGCAGGGGTTAATGTTTATATTGTCGGCAAGATGGATCTAGCGAGGTAGTAACAATGAGCGCAGGAAGTACAATTGGGTGGGGAACTTTAGGTTCGGGCGTTGGAGCAACGATTGGTGGTCTTGCGGGGTCATTTATAGCACCGGGTGCCGGCACGGCCCTGGGCGCTAAGATCGGTGCTGGACTAGGCGGCGCTGCTGGTAGCTATTTGGGATCTAAAGCAGGAGGCGGATCCGGCAGGCAGCAGTCAACGCTTGCGGGCACGCAGCAGCAACAGCAAGAGCTTGAAGGCGAGCTGGAGTCAGGTCGCATGAGCGTCCTTCAGGGGTATGATCAAGCGGCTGCATCCAAGCAAGCACTCCAAAAGATGATTACTGACAATATGCGATCTGCGATTGGTGTTCCTGCATCGGCAATGCTGGCGACTCTTGGAAGTGCCGGGTTAACAGCCTCTGGTGCAGCATCCGCTCAGGCTCGAGAAGGTGGCGTTCTGGCGCAGAAACAGGCTGCTGAGTACGCTTCGCAAATCAATGATGCATTAGCGCAACTGAAGTTAGCGAGAGAAACTCAGGCTCTTGGTTTTGCGGAGCAAGATGTTGAGGCTGCTGCTGCTGCTGCAGACAAGGCAGCAACTGATGCTGAAATGATGCGTAATCAATACACGTTTAGCTCTGACTATGTGCAAGCCCTGCGAAGCAAGCGTGACCTTTACGCCCCCGGAACGCCAGAGTACGAAGCATATAACAATGCGGCAAATGTCGCAGCACAGAAGTACTTAACGTAGGAGAAGTCATGGCAATCGTTCGTTATGGCGGCATGCCCGCACAATACGCACCAAGCGTCGGAAAGCAGCTTGAAAGCAAGTGGGCTAACACACTGCTTTATGACGTGCCTAAAGGAATTGCTATTGGCGCACTCAAATTCCCGCTTGGCGGGGACGGCGAGAGCATTGCGTCGATGCTCTCTCCTCAGAAGGCAGGCACGCAAGCGATGCTCCAGAAGACGCTGGCTGGGATGCCTGCCTCAAAGCTTCAGCAGTTGATGGGGGCGTTTGACGACGAAACGAGGCAAGTGCTCCTGCAGGCTCTTCAGCCGACCCCATAAGGATACTTACGATGGCTACTGAAGCAGAACTTGAAGCCTTAAGAGCTATCGCCGCAAAGCAGTTGCGCCATCAGGCGCGTGAGAGTTTGCACGCCGCTAATGTGCCGGGGTCACGCAGCCTGGTTGACAGGTATCGCGAGGGCGAAAAAGGCGAGCACAAGCTAGCAAAAATGCTGCAGTTGTTACAGGCGATTGAAGGCGGAGATGCCACTTTAGCCGATCAGCTAGGGGCTGAAACCGATTTAATGATCGCCGATTTGGGAGAGCACGACCTGACCGGGCGATTGATAGGGCACGGAAAGGCGCAGCGGGCTTTAGCTGGGCACGACGCCACTCCCTCCAGTGCCGCCGAAACAATGTCAGACTTGGGCATTGTGTCTAGGGGTAGCCCCGTCCCCTCTGATTTATCAGCGGCAGACGCAGAGGCTTTAAACATCCTGAGAAGGGAAGCCGGGCCCGCTTCAAGGCTTGTGCAGTCACAGGCATATGAAGCACCGTCGCTGCAGGCGATGGATTTAGCCGATCTTACTAGAGATACTGATGCACTTATCGGCGACCTGTCTCTAGACTCAACGGCGCAGCGAGTAGGTCAAGTTACAGGGACAGGGTCGCCCGTAGTGCCTGACGCCCCGATTCCCGATGACTACGACAGCTTGGTTCGGTTGGTAGAGTCCACAAACCAAATGCTTTTCTCGGACCAGGCTATGCCGCAGGAAGTTGTGGGGCGCCTAGCGAGACAGAAAGACATGGCGCTCGAAAAGCTTAACGCTCTTGCACAGGCAAGGCAGGGGTCAGCAGCAGCACCTGCACCTGCAGCACCTGCACCTGCGGCAGCGGCACCAGTAGCAGCAGCACCCGAAGGAGGCTCTTTAGCTGGAGAAAAGGTTGTTGTAGTTGATGATGCAACACCGACAACGGCAATTCCTGCTCAGGCAAATGCACCAGACGCGGCGCTAGAGGCGGCAACACCTGAAGCAATGCAGTCACCGCTAGTTTACAATCCAGCCGCCAAAGACCCAGACGAAGAAAACAGAAGAATTGTCGAAGAATTGCTCCAGCGTGAGCAAAAAGCCGCACTAATCGACGAGCTGGTTGCAAACGGCAGGCTAAGAGTTTTGGTTACACAGGGGAAAGCCAACGAAGCGCCTGAGGTTACGCTTGAGGGTGCCGACGGTATTCTTAGTGCAGAAGGTCAGCGTTACGTTGTCGAGCAATTTAAAAGAGGCCGTTTTGCACCAGGCAGCAGGTTTGCTATGCCTTTGACTTTTGACGCTCTGCCCCCTGAGGGCGGGGAGTCTGCAGGACCAGCAGAGGTAAAGCCAGCGGCTGTGCCGGCAAACACAGAGGGGCCTCTTCCGCAAGCCAACACACCAGAGCAAGTTGATGGCGTGGTCGACGCTGAGGTAAATCCTCAATACGTCCAAGGCTTAATTGATGTGGCCTCTAAGGCTGTCCAGGGGTTCTGGGGTGGCGGTGCCGCTGCTGACGAGACCTCGAGTGCAGACAACCAGGTTGACGATCCTAAAGGTGCGCTTGCCGGAAAAGTCGAAAGAGAGGCGACGGACGTTCTAAGGAGAAACCCTGGAGCGACAGTTACCGTTGAAGAGCGCAAGGGTCCAAACAAAACAAGAACGATTCCGCTCGTTAAGGGACCAACGCAGGCGGGAACGATTACGGTCGCAGACTTGCAGGGTCCTAAGTTTGATGCTGCAGCAAATTTTGAAACTCCACAGGAAGTAAAAAACCTTCGAGCACAGGCGCAAATGCTGACAATGGCTGCAATGCGCGGCGCAAAGCCAGAGTCTCTATGGGACCTCTACAGCGGTGATCACCACAAGCGACATGCTGCCCAGCGTACAAGTTATGTGAATGCCGCCAGAAACCTGTTCCAACAAGCAGGAGTAGCACAAAGAGAAGCGGTCAAGATACACACAAGAAAGCGGATGGAGGCACTGGCTAAATTTAACCAGGAGTCTAAAAACCTGAGAAACCGCTTGTCGCTGGATTTGAAGGCTCAGCAGAGCAATCTGAAAGCGTACAATGAATACCAAAATATGATACAGGATGCCCAGATAGCTAACCAGCGCACCATGGTTAGTCTGGCTCAGCTCGAAAGCATGAATTCTTACCGCAAGGCTCGCATTGTCCTTGGAAACAGAAGCATAAACGCAGCTAATAAGCGGGCGATGCTGCAAAGCGCAGGTGTCAACAAATCTGAAATTTTAAAGCTGCGGGCACAAGTAGTATCAGAGATGTCTGGAATTAAGCGTCAAATTAAAGATGCAGGCAATGCACTAGCTAATCCGTATTTGATGGCTCCGCAAAACAGAGACCTCAAACTCCAGCAAGAGCAACTGTACAACATGGGCGTGCAAAGACAATTGCAGCAGGAAGCTTTTCTTCAAGAATTAGACAAGGCAATATCTGTGACCGACGCGCAAATAGGCGAAGCTACGAAGGCTCTGCAAAGTGGAGGGTGGCTTGGTGGTGGCTCAGGTCGCAGACCTCGCAACCCACTACCTGAGGACTAATAGAGGCACCCTGATGGAACTAACAGGCGAAACAACAGTAGCTGACGCTTACGATTATTTGGTCGATCAGTACGGAACAGCAGAAGCCGCTAATATGTTCATTGAGCGGTACGGGTTATCGCCGACACAGAAACACGGCGGTTTGACGCTGCGCCAATTTAGAAGCGCTGCATCAGAAGTGGCACAAATCAACACAGAGCCGGGGGCAATAGACCCTGGAGAGGCAGCACCTCAGTTAACAGCAATGCCATCACCGAAACCACAGCGCGCTCCAGCAGTAGCAGGAGGAGTTGATCCAAGCGGAAAGACAATTGCTGAATACATAGCTGATGAAGCAACTCGTTTAGGCGGCAAGAAGAATCGCTTTGAGGAGACCGAGGTGCTGGCAAAGCTGCGCGCCGACCTTGAAGCGCGCGGTGTGTATTTAGACGATCCCAAGGTGACTTTAGCAAGCCCTCTTCCCCCTCGGTTTCGCACACCTCCAGATACTGGCACTTACGATCTCAGCACGATCCCTGAAAACAGTGTGTGGCTTCCACAGTCTGAAGTTGGCGGCGGTGACTTAAATTACGATCGAAAGATAATGTGGTTGCGCGCTGCGACTCGATCTAGAAAGCCAGGTGATCCAAACGATCCACTTAGCGCCGTGCTTAAACCAGAGCAGCAGCAATCTATTGAGCCTGAAGTCCTTAAGCAGGAGCTAGAACAGGACCTTGCCGCTGACGTTGAAGGTGCAGTTGCAGCCCCAGGCAGTCTTATGCAAGCCCAGACCGATCCTGAGGAAGTTGCCTACAGGATAAACCAGCAAGTTGAAACTCGGGCTAAGGAGTTTGAAAGCAGAGCTGCACAGGCGGAACTTGCAAATGCGTTAGCGGCAGGGGCCCTTAGGGACCAGCAGCAAGCTTATCAAAAGCTAAACCAGGCGCACAAGGAGCGCTCTGCGGCTATTGAAAGCCTTATTTCGTCTGGCGAGCGAAACAGGCAAGACTTGATTGATAAGAGTAACGCTCAAGTTTCTCAGTGGCAGGATCGGATTACCAAGATAAAGATAGCGCTACGCGAAGGTGATTACCGAGAAGGGCAGCCTGAAGACCTACAAGCGCAACTTGTCGAATTAGAAGGCTTGGTCGCATCGCAAGGCTCGCAACTTGAGCACGATCTAATGCAGCACCAACAAGCCGTTGCGGACACTGCAAGGAAACTTGGTGTCTCCTACAGTCAGCTTGGCTTGCCTCGCACCATGACCAATAAATGGGGCGGTAACTGGTGGCAGAAACAACTAGATAATGCCCCCGATAGCCTATCGAATGCTTTTACTGGTTATGCCGGACTAATGTTTGGTCGGATTGGCGGTGTGTCCGCAGGTATTGTTGGGTCTGTAATGGACACCATGTGGCTTTTTGCTGATGGTGTATCGGGCAACAAGCTATCGGAAGCAACTAACTATACGCTGCCTACGGCAATGCTTGGAGCGCTTGGTTCGCCAGGCACCGGCATACCAAAAGAAGTTGAAGATTTGTCTCGTAGTAGGTTTGCAGAACTGTATGAGGGCGAAAGCTACGACGAAACACTAGGAAACAGAACGTTTCTTAGAATGCAAAATGCCATTGCGGCACACGATGACCATATCAATCAGCGCGTTGCCAGAAAGTACTCTAACCCGGTCCTAGATGTATCTACCACAGCCTATATGGATTTATCCGACTTGGTTGCCGGCGGAGCTTATTTGGCCGGCATGGTGCTGCCGTCACCAGCAGAAATGGGAAGGCGAAACCAGCAACTGTCGGGAATGGATACATTTACATCCAGTTTGACGCAGGGGTACGCCGAGTCAATTGGGTTAGGTCCGGCAGCGTTTGCAACGACCGGGGCAATGTTTGGCGTTGGCGCTGGCGGTGACAACACACTGGCTGCAATTACCAATCGATTTTCTCGGAACATGGCAGGCGCCCCTATTTCGACAGCAGCTACCGTGTTTACGGCGCTTGGGCCCGCTGCCAATATGATCAAGGGCGCTTCTGGTGTTGCATGGTCAGCAGCAACAACGGCTGCTGTGTCTTCTGCCAGAGCGACTCGAGCCGGAATTTTGCGGGTCATGGAGAGGGCTGGTTTAGCAGACGAGTTTAAGGTTGCGCTTGATGCAGCGCAGCAAAAGGCATCGTGGGTTACCGATAAGTCTGGCAAAACAATGCAAGCCATTCGCGACAGGATCGCAAACCTTGCCGACAATACACTTTGGAATCTGATGGATGCTGAGCTCAAAGCAGCGGTTAGCAGAGTTAATTCCGATGATGTTGCTGGGGCATTAAAGGCAGAGGCTAAACTGCAAACAAAAGAGAAACTAGCTGGCGTAGTAAATCGAGCAAAAATGGGAGCACTGCTAGGGGCGGGTGTCGCTGACCCAGCGTCGATTGTTGCTGGTGCAGTTGTTGGCGCAGTTGCTACACCGGCAGCGCTTGCTTCAGCAACAAAGTTTGCAAAAGCATTTAAGGCTCAGGCACCAGGCGCATTTCAGTTATTTGTCGATCACGTTGCCCACAGAAACCCTGATGCTCAGTGGTCGCTGCGTCAGTTTGATGCTGGTATTAACGAGGCTCAAATGGCGGAAGCTGGTTTGCGCCGATTAATACAGGGAGCAATTACGAGAGAGTTTAAACTCGACGTGGATTTCGCAGATCAAATTGCAGCCATTGAACCTGTTCAGGTGAAGTTGCGCGCAATGGCAAAATCAAGCGACGAATACAAAAGAATCACGAGAGAAATTGAAGGCGGCAACGAGGCATACCCAGGGAAGGGAATGCAGCAGGTCATTGAAGAGCTGACGACGCAAGTTGATCAGGGGTTAGCCAGCCGCGCCGACCTCAAAGCGGCGCAGAAGCAGCTTGAAGCGCTCGAGGCGCAACGCAAGCAAGTCTACCAGGTTGAATACGCCAAAGCAGCAGTTGAGACTTTTGATGATCTGGGTGTCTTAAAGGAAACCGGCTTAGAGGATATTCTGCGTCGAATTGATGCTGATGGCGCTGCGGACGGAGCGCAGGTCCGTGCGGCACAAGCAAAAAACAAAGCAGATTGGGAAGCAGAGAAGGCGAATATCAATAAGCGTGCAGCCAAAAGAGAAGCCAAGCAAGAAGAGTCAGCAGCAAGACTTGAAGCAAAACTGTCTGACGAAAAGGTTGTACAGGCGCGCAATGAAGCAGAAGCGGCAGCGAAAGCGGCTAGTGAGAGGAGTGCTGAGGCTGCAGCAGCGGGTGCTCGCCAAGGCGATCTTCCGCCCCGTGGTGACTTGATTTTGGATGTCGTTCCAGAAAATGCAAAGCAGGCTCAGTCCCTTGCCCGTCAGGCAACAAACCGTCTTAAGACGTACGCCAACAATCTCGATGATATGGACCAGAAGCTTGATGGAGCAGGTCTTAAAGCCAATGCTAGAGGCATAAAACAAATCGGCATGGATGGGGAGCGGCTAGGGTCTTACCGACGCGGTGTGCCGGGCCGGGATCGTATTGCCAAGCAGCAGGCTAAAGTCCAAAAGTTAAGCCGGGCTGCCGACGACCTTGAAGGTGACGCAAGGGCAGCTCAGGACAAAAAGGTAGTTGAAGCACAGGCGAAGCTTGATGAAATGAGGGCGCTGCACGACGAAGCAAGAGCGCGGATCGCCAGAGCCAGGGCCGAGCGAGTACCAGAGCTTAAGAGCGCATTCGATCGCTACCAGCAAGAAGCAGCACGATTTACCGCAGATGAAGCAGCATCTAGGCGTCGGGGGAACTTCGATGAAGGCGCTGATCCTAGAAGAACCGAAGCCGGGGCAAGACTTACCCCGGAAGAAGCGGCGCGCCTTGATGAGGGTCCGGCGCAATTAAAAGCAAAGAACGAAAAATTAAATAAAGATTTCGAGGCAAGGCAAGCAGAACGACGAGACTTACGGAACAACTACAATACAGTTCTAGAGAAAGAATATGCGGCTGCGATTTCGGCTGGATTTGGTGAGGTGCCGCTTGAAGGCGGCAGAGTTGTAACAGAGCGCTATGTAGCAAGATACAATCCGACCGGAGCTAGGATCGTTGAAGATCTTTCCAGTACAGAGTCAACCCATGCTCCAGGGCTGCAGGGTGCGACGGTTATTCAAACGCTCGCTAACTTAGGAGCACCGGAGCTTAGGTCGGTAATTGACGCTGTTAACGAGTTTGCTCGGGCATACGCTGAAACAGGAGTTGGGTTCGGAGGAGCCAAGGGGGGGAAGGTTGCCACCGGCAAAGGCGGATCGCTGGGTAGTTCGTGGGATAAACTGAAAGCTGATCTGAGTAGCGCTCCTGGTGGCAAAGGCGGAGTCAACTTTGCTCGTCGCTTAATCGCAGAGCAACTAGCTGAGCATTTATTTGGCGATGCGTCGGTGTCGCTCGCAAGGGCACCTGCGCTCCGAGAGCTATTTTTAAACAAAGCGATCATGCCAAAGGTTAAAGCAGCCATTGGCAGTGAGGAGTGGCGCAAGTTATCGCCGGATCAGCAACGTCAAATTGCAGTTGATGTAGAGGCGCTTATTAATGACATGGGCCACCCCCGCACGATGAGCGCCGCTGGGAAGGTCTTTAGAACTCGAGCGCCAACGATTGAGATTGGCAATACGAAGATCAATCTGGCCGACGAGTTGCTGCATATTCTTAAAACGCCTGAGGCGCAGCGCAAGCTGGGGATCTCGCCGAAAAAGATGAAATCTTATCGAGAGGCTGCCGTTGCTGAAGTCGGTCGAGACCTTAGTATGCGCTTGCAGCAAGAGGCTCTTTACGACTGGTCGTTGGATGAGACTGGTTACCATTTTGGCAAAGAGGGGGCGGATCTCCGCAACTCTCTTTTGGACTCATGGAGAGCGCCGGCAACCAGTGATACATATTTAAACAGTGTTCTTGATTTCTTTACCTACACGGGGCGACTGCCGGGAATCTTAAAAACGGGAGCGGGTGAAAAGCAGGGGTTTAAGTACATTTTAAACTGGATTCAGGAGAATGCTCCACAGCTCCAGCAGCGCATTGCTGAAAATCTTAAAGGAAGGAACTCCTCAGGAAGCCCAAGCCAGATTCTCGACGATCTGCAAAGAAACATCGGCGCACTCGACGACGGCCAAACAACGTATACAGCGTGGGATGGCACACTGGACCCGTCAAAGGTAGTCAAGGGTCGCCCGCAGACAGGAGGGTCTGTGCTGAGCGGAGGGATACTCCGTGGTAAGCCAGTAGTATCTTCCACTGAGTATGCCGGAGGAAAACAGTTTTTAGGCACATTTGACGAAGCTACGCCAACAAACATTTGGATGGACAAGGGCATGCAGGGCTCAGTGGGGTGGGCGCTCGACACCCATAAGTTGCTGCAGTCAGGCCCGTTTATGAATATTATTCGCAGGATTAGTGCTGCCTCAAAAATTAATCTTACGGCGCTGCGCCCGGCTACGATGATTACCAACTTTATTAGTAACGTTCTTGCGAAAGGCGTGCGCGATGGTTCACTGCCTTTGCAAACGATGAACGAGATGGCTCGAGCCTGGACTGTTGCCCAGTTGTCCGACGATCCATCGAAACTCGCAGTGCGCTTAAAGGGAATGAGCCCCAAAAGGCGACGCCAAACTCTGCAAGACCTAGAGGACATGCGCTCCCTTGAGAGCACAGGGGCATTTGAGAAAACCCTGATTGATGTCGAAGGCACGACTATTATTGATGATGCCATGCAGACTGGTGGGTTCAGCCGATTGGGCGAGCAGGCAATGATGCTTTTTGAATGGCCAAGACGGGCTCGCTTGACGCGTCGGTTGTCTCGAATGGGTGTCGACGCATACCGCTGGGGTGATTCAATCTTTAAGCAAACCGACGGGCTTGCGATGATGCGTATGTATCGTCAAGCAATGGGCGACCTTCGTATCGGTGATGACTTTGTCGTTACAGATCAAGTTACAGGGAGGTCCCTGGGGCGCGTCGAAAAGCTTTCAGAAAACAAATTTAAGGTAACACCCCTGGACAGGCGACAGGGCAAAGGAGTCGTCGTTGACACGGCAGAAACGTTTAAAGCGCTATCAAGAGATTTAACCCCTAGTCCAAACGCTTTAACTAGCCTGCTGGCAAGAGGCGCTGTTAGCTATGGCAATGCTCTCTACTTTGATTATGCTGCAGTTCCTGGTTGGCTGAAGCTTGCTCGTGTGTTTGATGGAACCATCTTTGGGCCATTCCTGACATGGGCGATGAAAGCGCAAGACCTCCCCTTCTTTAAAAGAGGTCTTGGCTACCATACGGGCCTCAGCACAAGCCTGCCTATCCGTACAACATCTCCTGTAGCGCTTACTAGAATAGCAAGCCGAGAAATGGCGATGGCGGCTCGCCGTAGTCTTATGCTAAACGCTGGAAAGTCAGCACAAAGCGGTGAGGCGCTGGACTACCGTCGGCAAATGCTACCAGAACACATGTCGATGGGTGCAGCATTCGACCCCGATATCCCTGGTGTCGGGCGGGAGGGGTCTACGTTTCTTTCGCCGGGAACGCGCTCCTATGTGAACAACCTGGGCTATGTTTTCTCTTCACTGATTAAGGTCAGTCGACCAGACGAGCTAGATGCCTACTATCGTGAGCTTCGCAGAGAGGAACCATCAATGAAAAAGCTTGCCGATCTTATGGTTGGCAACGCTACCCTTAAGCAGGCGGTCAATGCGATGGCAACAGGGAGAGATGCGTTTAATCGTCCGTTTAGGAATACGGAGGATCTAATGAAGTCTATCGTTACGCCATTTGTCCCTGGCGTAGTGACTGCGAGTGCAGAAGTGGCAACCACTTTAATTAACCCATTAAGTGAGTGGTCTTCCTACCCACGTTCTTTTCAGGATATGCCCGGAGCAACCATGCCTATCCGCGCACATGCCATCAAAGTAGCAATGGGTCGAATGCTTGGTAAGCTTCGACCAGACCAATACGTTTCGTTTATGAAGCACTACAACACAAAGTTTATTGCGGACATGAAGAGAGACATGGAGCTTGTGGCCATTAATGAGAACCTTCCGCCTGAGATTAAGGACTATTACTTAAATGAGCGCGCCGAGGCCCTTAAGAAATTTACAGAGTTGTTGGTTCCAGACGAGATCAAAATCTTAAAGGGCATGGAGAAAGTTAAGCGATGAGTGCTGGATACCCACCTAACTTCAAACCGAACGAGTTCTACTGCAAGTGCGGCAAATGCCTTGGTGCTCCACCTAATGCTTACGCCACCCGCCATCTTGCCTGGGCGTTGCAAAAGATTAGAAACGCAGCTGGAGTACCCCTTAAGATCAACTCTGCTTACAGGTGCCAAGAGCACAACGAAAGCGTGGGGGGTGCGAAGAACTCCCAGCACCTCAGTGGCATTGCTGCCGATCTCAAACCACTGGGTTGCTCAACAGAAGAACTGCATGAAGTTATTGAATCGCTTGTAGATAGTAAGCATATTCCGCCTGGTGGACTTGGATTGTATAATACATTTGTGCATTATGACATCCGTCCTGGGAAGGCTCGTTGGAATGGCTAGGCGCAGAAGTTTAAAGCGTGGTACGCCGGTTACATCTAATGGTGTGCTTCGGTACGAAGTTTTGAGTGCGGATAGCGCCAATAATAAATGGTACAATATCGCACCCAAGGCAGCGTACGACGCAACCTTGGCGATGACGGCAGGGGATTGGCCTGACTTTGATGGCGTTGGCGACTTTGGTCATACCGGAACCCTTAATAGTAAACCCATCACAGAAGACATGACCGACTATACTCTTGAAGCGTGGGTTAATTTTGATGCTATTACGGCTGGTGATCGTGTAATCTTTATGTCGAATGCTACATTTCAAGACGCCATTAGCTTGCTTGTGGACAATGGATCAGACCAGTTATGGGCACGAGTAAGGAACTCAACGAGTACCGCCTCTGTAAATGTTTATGGGGCTACCGCTATTACAACTGGGTCGTGGAACCATCTAGTTATGTCTGCCGACTCAACATCAGGGATGTGTATTGTTTATCTTAATGGGCATCCAGATGGAGGCGGCCCATATACAGCGCCATTGGCCGGTGATTACGGCTGCTTTATTTGTAGTGCTTGGTATCCCCCTTCTGGTAATAATGGTGGCCAGATCGTTAATGGCAAATGTAACAATGTAAGACTTTACAATAAGGCTCTGTCATTCGATGAGGTTGCCCGTAACTATTATGCGGGCAAGGCGGTTCACACATGATTTATTATGTAGGTCCACTGGCTACAGTGCAGGAAATCACCGAAACCCCCTGGGTTAGGCCATCTAATGACGATACGCTGGGGATCACAAAGCGAGAGATAGCACTTGATCCAGTACCGACTGGATGCACGCAATTAACACATGCTCAGGCATTAAAAGAAGTAGCAAAGCCTGAATGGAATGAGGAACCGTAAAGATGGATTACAACAGTAAACTGGCGCGCAATAACTTTGTTTGGGATGCCGACACTCAAACGATTGACGACGATACAACTCCGAACAACACGTTCGAGAAGCTGGAAGTCAAAGGCACTTACTGCATCATCAGTAACCTGGGTCCGATTAACATCAGGGTTGGCAGTAGTGGCTCCGGCACAGCCAAGGGCGTCCTAGTTGAGCCTGGTGCTTCGTTGGAATTTGCTGTCGGGCAAGGTGCAAATATTTATGTTTTCGCAGCGGCTAACACTGGCACGTACAGTGTTGTCTGGTTCGAGTAGGGAGCAGTTATGTTTAAGCTAGTGGTGGTAACTAAGAGTGGCGAGAAGGAATGGCAGGCGGCTGATGTTCGTCAGCGCGTTGTTGTGGGTAGCAAGGTGGCTTTGCTTGTGCCCGAAGCAAGTGCGGACCATGCAGAGTGTGTTGACTGTTTGTCGCTGGGTACGGTTTCGAAGCTCGATGGCGTTGTAAAGGGCATTGAGATTCTCATGCAGGAGGCATTGGATGCTGCAGGATACAACAAGCCTGCGCCCAAGAAGGCTGCACCTAAAAAGACCGCTGCCCCACAGCACGACTGGGACTCGATGACGGTCTCTACATTGCGCGAGTATGCGAAGGAGCGCAGTGTGAGCAACTACAAGAAGATGAAGAAAGCGGATTTAATCGCCGCACTTAAAGGTTAATAAACCCAAGGAGCTGTCATGTCCGACAAGATGAAATCACGCAAACTGTGGCTCAGCATTCTGGCTGCTGTTCTGCCGATCCTGGCTAAGCACTTCTTTCCCAGCTTGCCTACCGAGGCGATCATCGCTTCTTCCTTGGGCGCTGTGGCCGGTGTGATGGGCATCTCCCTCGAAGACGTGGCGAAGCAGAAGCGTGCTGCGGTAGAGGCTGCATCGGGAAACTCCCCGGCCCCCTCATCCGACCAGCCAAAATCCTAGGTTTAGCGGACGATGAATCCGGGGGCCTTGATCTTTCTCTCGGTGGGAACACTGATAGGTGGAGTGCTGCTGCTGATATGCGTCACAGACTTGATGAGAAGCTTGATCTTACGGCGGGACTATTGGCAACAGGTGAATGGGGACAAGAAGCAGACTGGCAAGCAACGGCAGGTTTAAAGTGGAGGTGGTGATTTGGTAAAAAGAAAACAGTTAACAGCGCGTCAAAAGAGCGCATTGAAAAGACATGCTCCGCATCATACAAAAAAACATATGAGCGAAATGAAAAAAATGATGCTCTCTGGTAAGACTTTTACGGCAGCGCACAAAGCTGCCATGAAGAAAGTAGGCCGTTGATGCCGGCAAAGAAAAAGGGTTTGTACGCTAATATTCACGCTAAGCGTAAGCGCATCGCCAAAGGTAGCGGCGAGAAAATGCGTAAGCCTGGAAGCAAAGGTGCACCGACGGCCAAGGCTTTTAAGAAGTCAGCCAAGACAGCAAAGAAGCGCAAGACGCGCAGATAGGAGTAGGGATGCCACAGGGTAAAGGTACTTACGGAAGCAAGCGGGGGCGTCCTCCCAAAAAGAAAACAAACAAGAAGATGAGCGGTAAGACTGGCACCAAGAAAAAGTCTTCCTATAAACGAAAGTAAGCCATGGACCCAGCGTGGGTTAACATTATCGAGTCTTATGGACCGCTGGGTATATCGGCGGCTTTCGTTGCTTGGCTGTACATCAAGGAAACGCAGAAGCGCGAGATTATGGTGCAGTCTTTTCAGGACCAGGTGCGCGAGATGCAGGACCGCTGCGACAAGAAAGAAGAAGACATACGAACCAGGTATGACGATGTCGTCAGTAGGTACAACCAGGAGCGTGATACGTTACTGCAGGGAGTCACCAACAACCTCGACAATACCGTGCAGGGTCTGCATGACGTGAACGAGAAGATCGAAAAGGTAGGGGCTTCTGTCGAAACAGGGCTCAGCGAGATGCGCCAGCACTACGCCGCGCTCGATGCTCGCAGGAAATGAGGATTATTCATGGCAATCAAGAGAGGCAAGGAGACCTTCTCTGGCTACAATAAGCCCAAGCGAACACCAAAGCATCCGAAGAAAAGCCATGCTGTGCTCGCCAAAGAAGGCACTAAGACCAAGCTGATTCGCTTCGGACAGCAAGGTGCCAAGACAGCTGGCAAGCCAAAGAAAGGCGAGTCGGCAGCCACGAAGAAGAAGCGTGCCAGCTTTAAGGCGCGTCATGCTAAGAACATCAAGAAGGGCAAGATGTCTGCAGCCTACTGGGCTGACAAAGTTAAATGGTAGCGGTGTCCTTTAAACGCTCATACAGACCCATCAAATAAGGCTGAGCCCATTGCATTGTGGGATCATTAATGTCTATCGTCAGTGCGTTTTGCACCAGTGCGAACATGACCTCGAGTTCAATCTCGTTGAAAGCCATGACGGCTAGGTCGTTTTCCAAGGGGATCGATTTTGTCGAGCAGCTTTTTGAGGCACTCATCATTGTGTTCTAATTCCTTTGTAAGTTTCCGTGCTTGCTTGCGGTATTCGTTGCGCTCTCGCCTTAGCTCAACAATCTGTTTTTCTAGCTCAACCAAGCGCCGAGTCAGCGCTCTGTTAGTACCAACCAAACTTGGCGCAGCGCCGCAATGTTTACATGCACGATAACCCACTTGCCGCTCCCGTATGTTCGATGTTAGGACATGACCTCAGTCATGGTTTCCATGGTTGGTGTCTAGAAGGGGGGGGTGGTTCCCCCTCTTCACTTTTTTAAGCGCCTATCGGGTCCGCCCATCAGCAGCATTCCCTTCGATGCATCGATAAGCCTGCTGACAATGTGCTCACCATAGCGCTCGGCGAGGCGATCCCAGCTCTTATAGTTCGTTGTAATAAACGTTGGCTTGTGGTTGCTGTGCCTTGCGTCGATCAGGTCACGTATCGCACCACCTTGCCATGACGACAGCTCTCGTCTGTTACCACCCACGTCATCGAGCAGCAGGAACGATGCATCGATGGCATCCTGCAGGACCCTGACTCTGGCGCTATGGCTAGTCGCTGCTGCGTTATCAGCGTTACGAAAGAAGCCTGCCTCGGTAACCCACATGGGCTTCTTGCCTGCTTGCCTTTCGTCGATCAGGTCGCAAAGCAGGGTTGTAGCCCACGTTGTCTTGCCGACTCCAACCCTGCCTGCGAACACAATCCATCGAGGCGCCACATAAGTAAGACACCTGTCGTACACATGGCTATTATCACTATCGACACAGAGGTTATCTCGCAGCGGTGACGGTACAGTGCGTCCTGTCTTGTAACCGATAAACATACTGGGGATATTTGCTGACGCTATCAACTCGTCAGTGCCATCCAGGTGCTTACTCAAAGCGATTTGTTCTGAGCAACTTGCACATTCAGACAAGACCCACCATCCCTTGCGTCGCCGTGAAACCATACGCTTCCACTCGTAAACGACGCTCTCGCCACAAGCAGCGCACCTTCTAGGTGGTGGCTGCCTCTGCGGGTCAGAGAGATCCGGTTCTCTGCCGCCCAACTGCTTCATTACCTCGTCCATGAAAGCCATTATATTGCCTCGATTTTAATTCTAATTCCTACTTGTTCCTGTGGTGCGTACCACTTGCGAATACGCAAATCGCAAACCTGTGCATCATCAACCCACACTCTCGAGCACCCATCCAGCGCTGCCTTACAGATGTTGTCGCTGTCTGGACGTGTGATCTTGGGCGCAACGGTTGACGACAGGGACTTGCGAGTGCGCTTTGGCCATTCCCAGTATGCGTCGATCTCGACTCGTACTGGACCTACCATCTTTGCAAAGTCTTCTGTTTGGGTAACCACAGCATTGTGCACAGCGGAAGCCACCAAGGCATGATAGTCGGTGATCCGCTTCTTCTGGTATGCCCGCCCCCGCCCAAAGCGTGCGCTCTGTTTAGGGACGGGCTTGCCAGGCACAAAGACTTCAAGTGTCGGCACCGTTAACCTCTGCGTCCTGCTTAGGTAGCGAAATAGACAGGATGTCGTTTAGGCTGGCGATTTCCTTCATAGGCTCATCGTCATCATCCCTCACAACCTCTCCCTCAACAGTCGCCCAGTAAAGCCTCATGCCGTAGCCTACGTTAGTGCGTACTGCGTCAACTCCCCGGATCATGCAGGCTCGCTGCAACCAGGTCATCTTCTGCTCGGTGAACAAAGCCAAGCAGTCAGCGTGGTGGTCAATCATCTTGTCGATCTGTGACAAGAAGTTTGCCGTCTCTTCTGCTGCCTTTAGCTTTATGTCCTGCTCTTCTGTCAGCTGCTCTTCTGTGTTTTGTTCCTGATTCAAAACGGTACGTTCCCTCCTCGGTCGTAATGTTGCTCGCCGTATTGCGAGCGCTTATTGTTGTTACTTTGGCTTCGACTGCCACCAGCAAACTCCATGCGATCCACCTGCACCTCGGTCTTGTATCGCTCCTGTCCTTCCTTGTCGGTGTACTGACGCGTCTTGGTGCGTCCTTCGATGTACACCTGCTCGCCTTTCGACAAGTGCTTTCCGGCGATCTCTGCCTGATTGCCCCAGACCACGCAGTCGAACCATTCGGTGACGCTAGTCCATTCGCCGTCCACCTTCTCTCTGGTGGATGCTCCGATCCTCAGCGTGGCAACTGCAGTGCCGCTGTTGGTATGGCGCACCTCGGGATCTCGTCCCAAGTTGCCCAGAATTTGTTGCCTATTAAGACCCATTACACCCTCTCTTTCCGCTTTATGCGGTTGTTTTAATCATCGCTGTTCATTGCGATGCGTGTTTTCTGCTCTGCCCACAGCTGACGCAGGCTTGCCTTCTGTGCTGCTGATAAACTTCCGTCCTTGCCGATCGACTCTGCAATGACGATCAGGTCAGCTTCGGTGTCAGCGTCCAGTATGTCGTCCCTGTACGTTGGCTCCATGCCTGTAGCCTTTGCGGCTTTCGGTGTTTCGACAACTGCTCGCTCCTTCTCTGCGTAATGCCGAGAAACCTCTTGGACGTATCGATTGTCGTCGTACTGACCCATAAACACATCGGCGCCCAGCCCAAGGTAGCTGCACCCCTTCGAAAATGCGTTGGTGGTAGCCTTCTTGTGTGCCTCCTCGTCTAGCAATGGTCCTCGCTTGCGCTTCAGGACCAGAGGAGCTGAGCCGGTCTGCTCTGGCACGTAGCGCCGCTCGTTCGCAGACGAGTCCCACCACCAGATCTTAACCATAGCGATTGCCAGCATCTCGATTTGACCATCAGGCATGGGTACGGACACTTCCCGTGTGCTCTGATCCCAACCCCAGCCACTACCAGCAGGTCCGAAGGTTTCGGTCATGCGTTTTACGAGCCACATCGCATCAATGGTCGTGCCCTTGAAGCCGCTCCTCGTACTAAAGCCTCGAGTGTGCTTGGGATCGGTCTTGCAGAGGCTGTCCCATAATTCCATGTGGCTTTGTGGACTGACATACATCATCACTTCTTCCTCCGGTGCCATGGTGGCACGTCGTCGATTGTAAACCGTACAACAGGGTCGCACTGTGGCCAATTGTGTGGACCAGGGTTGACCAACTCCTGTGCTCTCTTCGGCGCATACTCGATCAGTAAGTCCTTATAGAGTTCACGTCCGTACTGCATCGCTTCGGTGTCAAAACTCACCACTGTTACCTGATAGGGTGCAACGCTTTGCACTGCGACGATCTTAGCCTGCGCTGCGCCGGTCATGTCAGCGTAAAACGCAAGCTGCCCCAAGTATCCGAAGTCCATAATCGAACGTACGAACTTAGCCTTACTCGGGTTCTTGGTGGTTTTGAGATCAACAACGACGAGCGATCCGTCATCGTCCCAATACTGCCGATCCACCTTGGCGCGCACTGGCACGTCCTGTCCGTCGACCTTAAACACCTCCTGTACTACCTGTTCGTTTGCACCATCGGTCATCCAGAGCAGGCGCTTTGCTTCCTCTTGTGCCATGAGCGCTGCCTTCATTTCTCCAGCACGGCGCAGATCGTCAGGTGTGATCACCATCTTGTCCGGGTTGGTTTCGACCAGTGCTTTGTATGCTTTGGTGCGCTTGCTCATTCCCTCGGGGGCCACGACGAACTCGCTGTTCATGCTGTCAGGCTCGAGCACCATGGTGTGGACCAGGGTTCCGAAGCGCATGGCATCATTAGGCTGTGGTCGCTCAACGAACGTGTCGTGATAGGCTTGTGACCAGGAGCCACCAAGACCAGCGTGAGCCTTCACCAGGAACGACCAGTTAACACCATCAGTAAATGGATTAAGACTATGATAGCTATCCATTGCTCACCTCCTTCTTCAAAAACACACCGACCTCGTAACAAAGATTAACACCTGCAGCCTCCAGTCGAACCGAAGCCCTACGCAGTTGCTCTGCCTCTGCAGGGGTAGAGGCATCGTCAGCCTCCATCGTGTCATCAAACGCATCCTCGACAGCCTCGAGGGACTTCCTCGCTGTTTCGATGAAGCGCTGCAGCCTGCTCCAAGCTGCCGGATCTACAATACTCATGATATCTCCATTTCTATTTTGGTTGGGTCAAAGTCATCGACCATGCGTCGCAGCTTAAAGAAGCCACGCAGGCTAGGTTCATTGTGCATCATCAGACGCGAGTAGTATGATGTGAATAGGTTGTTCAGCTTGAGCGGCTCGTCCTCGCTGCTGAAGCGCGCATGCTGCCAGCGCAATACCTCGAACAAACCCTTCATGCCAAAGCCCTTTCTGCCCCTTCGGCGCAGGTCATGAGCCAAGGTCAACAGAGCACGGTACACAGCAGGGTTTCGTCGATGGTACTCGGCGAACATCTCCGTCGTGCTGTTTGTCTCAGGGTAATCTGGGGCAACAGTCGGGATCGGTGAATCCTCGAGCGGGGTGCTCGTGCCATCGCTCCACTGGAAGATCGGCAGGTCGTCGCATCTCACTGGAAATCCCCCCATTCATCGGCAAACGCAGGGGCAAATGGAAACTGATTCATTTCTCGTTCGAGGTCAGCATCCTCCGAAGCGTCATGCGGCATTTGCTTAGTCTTGGCATCACCCGGACAGGTAAAGCACAGCGTACGAACTGGCTTGTAGTCTTCAGGAACCAGGCGAGGAGCGCCTACCTGTGTTCCGCATTTGGCGCAGAATGGTGCGTACATGTAATCGTTGTTGCTCATCGCATCGCCTCCGTAACAGCAGCTGCAATGCGCTGCACATTCTCATCCCATGTAGGTTCTCCGTCGTCCTGCATGTAATGCAGCACAGCTTCGATGTACTCTAGGTCCTCGCTGGTCAACTCAACGTTGATGCGTCGAGGTGCTCCAAGCTGCGACTGATAAATGCCGCTGATCTTTAGTGTCTTGTCTTCTAGTCTTGGCATGGTTGGTGTCCTTTCCCGCCCTTAATGGGGGGCTTATGCGTCAAAGGTCAACCCCTTTTCCGCAGGTTTGTGCAATTTTCTTCAATGTCTCGACCGAGATCGTATCCACGCGTGCGTGCGAGATTCCGTAAGCCTCGCCAATGGCTCTAAGACTGCTGTTGTTCACTCGGTCGTATGTCATCATCACATCCTGGCGGATGACCTCCTCGGTCGGGATCATGCGCCGAATGCGGATGCCATCGTCTTCACTGCGTGGTCTTGGCGGGATCGTAATCCGCCCACCTTCTGGCATGTGCTCTTGGATCTGCAGAATCAGTTCAGTAGGCAGCATGTCGCCCACCGACCTAGGCTTTCCCTCGAGTTCAGCCACCAGTCTGCGGACTGCTTCGTCCGGGTCGATATCAACAGCTGCGATGGCATCGTCGCCACCCCATGCAATCTGGATTCCTGGTATCCAACCCGTCATGGCAGAAACCATGCGATCGTTGGTGCTCCTCGTCGCTGCACTCCTGATGCACTTCTTGATGTATGCGCGCTCCATGCGGAATTCCACAGCCAATCGAGCAACGATCAGATGGTGCCACCTTGGTGTGTCATCTGGGGTAATACCTGCTTGCCCCTGCTCGGTCTCCCCGATCAGTTGAATGTACCGTCGCAAGATCTGCTTGTCTCTTGCCTGCTTCTTTTTGCCGTATTTCTTCTTGGTTCCTGGCTTCATCGCGTTAAACTCCAGATGATGGCAGCGTAGATCAAACCAGAGCCGAATCCTGCTGCGAAACAATACATGGCGCGCATGTGTAAATCGTTACGGGTCCATCGCCGCCATGGCGCTGGTCGTGCTTGATTAGCCATTGCTCGCCCCCTTTGCCTTCCAGTATGACACCACTACATGAGGGCAGAGAGGCTCCCCGTAATCACATACAGACTCATGGGCAAAGAACTGAAGGTGGCTCCCGTTCTCGAGTTTAAGAATGACCTTATCCGGCATGCCCCACTCGCTGCAAAACTCGATTCCGATGATCTTCTTTCCGAGCAAGTAGCGGACGAAGCCCTTCTCTGTTTTGATGTTAATCATGGCCGCCATCCATCCAGTAAAGGGTAAACTCGGCAAAGGCCCGAAGCTGCTCGATGGTCAGGGACCATTGCTCGCCAGAAGCGAACAGTTCGAGCAGAATCCAGCCAGGAGGCTGGGGTTTGTGGCCAGCGTTATTCAACAAACTGGCGTCGTTATTAATGCTCAGAAGCCAAGCCACGAGGTCGTCGCGACTGGCTGTCTGGATCTTCTGAAAGGTCATCTTATCGGGCATTGCCTGCCTATTCGTCTTCATCGTAAATCTCCCCCATGGTTTTCATCAGATCGGCGCAGGACTGCAGGACAGCCAACACCATAAAAGAAAGAGCCTGCTTACTGCGCTCCTCTTGCAGTTCAAAGGCGAGCACCATCGTTGAATGCTCGAGGCTTGCGACGCTATCGCTCAGCGATTTGATTTGCTTGTCGTTTGCTGGTTTGAATTTGGGTTTCATCGCTCGGTCCTCCTGAGTTCGTCGTGGTATTCGTCTGGAACCAGTATCGATTCAGGGTTCCAACGGGAATCTCCGTCGCAGTCCTCAAAGGTGCGGGGCAGCTCCCCGGTCTCGGGATCGACGTATGCGTAGTGGCGCTCCTTCACCCCATGATCGTCAACCCAAACCGTGAAGCACAGCATGACATCGCCGTCCTCGGCAAGCCACCTAGGCGGCAGGCTGTCACTGAAGTCTAGATTTCCATTGGGCTCTCGCAGCCACCATTCGTAATGCTGAATCATGTTTCCTCTCTTGGCGCATTGCGCGCGTGGTTGGTGTCTGATGGCACTATACGCTCCTCGCTCCTCGCCTGTCAAGCCCTAGCCGTACGGGTGACGGTCCTCGGTCGTCAACGTTTGCTCCTCGCTCCTCGCTCCTCGTTCCTCGTTCCTCGTTCCTCGTTCCTCGCTCCTCGTTCCTCGCTCCTCGTTCCTCGCTCCTCGTTCCTCGCTACTCGGTCGATTCATTACAAACGGAGATCTTTTTGGAAAAAAAATTTCCAATCCGTTTGTTTCGGATTTTTTCGGACTTGTCGCCTAAGTTATTGAATTTACATGAGCCGCCGCAAGCCGCCGCAAGCAGCAGGACCCTAGGGCACAGCAGGACCCTAGGCACAGCAGGACCCTAGGGCACAGCAGGACCCTAGGCACAGCAGGACCCTAGGCACAGCAG